GCAAGCAGGTTACGGTCAGCGACCTATTCACCCTGCTACCTCGATGCAGGGCACCAAAATCAGTGACTACTTTGTCAGTGGGGATATGGAAGCAGCGTTACCTCACACTCCCACGGTGGGTATCGAGTTTCAAAACGGACAACCCGTCGCAGGTACAAACACCCGTGAGCAAATGATGCACACCGTCCCTCTCCCTTGGCAACAAGATGTGTTTGGCAAAGAGGTGACAGACCAAGTCTACAGTCAAGGGTATGTTCATCCTACCACTTCACAAAACTTCAGCCGCACATCAACAGCCATGGGTGGAGAGGCTGAAAGCGATGAGCCGACTCAAATCGCTCTCAGTGCTGATGAAGTGTTGACAGCACTGATGGACCCCGATGTCATCTACAAAGAGGACAAGGGTTCCCCTCCACCAATACTCGCCATGCACCGAATCTTTTCACTGAAGGACTTCAAGGCTCTTCGTGGGTTCAGCGGTGAGTGGGCTGCATCGCTTCTTCCTGACGGTGAGCAGTTTATCGTTCAACGAAAGGGGAACAAAGTTACCGCATACGGTAATGATGGTTCACTCAATCTCGATGCTGAGGACAAGAAGCAGTTCAAAGCGTTGACTGAAAAGGACTTCATGTTGCATGTTGTTCGTGCAGGTAAAGAGATTCATGTCGTTGACCTGATTGAATACGACGACACAAACGTGGCCGACATGACCGTACGAGAGCGCATGAAAGTGCTTCGTGGTCAGTTTGACAGTCATGAGCACATCATTGTCCCCGGCCCTCACAACTTCCGTCTCACCGACCATGAGGGACTGCAAGACGCAGTTGACAGTTTGAAAGAAGGTGGTAATCGCATTCTTCTTCGTGATGCTACATCCACGTACATGCGTGGAGAACGACGTCATCCCAAATGGTTCTTGTTGCGTCCTACCAAGCGAGTTACACTCATTGTCCTCGATGTTCGAGGTAAGGGCCCCTACACTTACAGATTGGGAGCAGGGCCGTTGGACGCTGAAGGTTTTGGTAATCGTGGTGTTGACTATGACGGTGAGAGTTATCTTGACGTTGGCACGGTACGTAGTCCAAAACCGTTTGAGGAAGGAGATGTCATTGATGTTGCTGTAAGCGGTGTACGACGTAAGAAACGTGGTGAAAAAGAACTCTACGATGTAACTGCTTCCAAGATTGTGGGTGAGGCTGAAGATGCTCCGTCCTCACTGGAAACGCTTTCACTGCTTGCTAAATCGGACCCCGTTATCCCTGTCCCATTCGATTTGAGCCTTGGAGAAGAACACCTCACAGTGTCGCTTCATAAGGTAGACGACGTGGTTTTCAAAATGGAAACTGGTCGCTATGGTACATGGACTCATTCTCCAAAAACAGCGCTTGGTGAGATTACAAAAAGCGATTATGCGTTGCTTCTTGCTGAAAGCGTTCGACCGCTGTGGTCCGAGGCTGCTTCATTGATGATGAAGGGTGTCAAGAAAAAAGTTGAGGTCGAAGAAAGCACTCGTTCTATGAGTGAGGAAAAAAATCGCAGGCACTCTGAGAAGGAATCAGCAGGCATCATCGATGCTGATGATGAGATGAATGTGCTCAAGCCTGATAAAATCGAAGCAATGGCGAAGACTCTGTCTCGGATTGCTGACCTTGTAGACCGTGTTGAGAAAGAAAAGATGTCGGGAAGAACAGGCGCACAGGGATACGGTATCGATATGGCGAGTGGCGTTCAGTCACCACGAGGCCCTACATCTCTGATGTCCGAACAGTCTCTACCTGACTGGGACATGAAGGAGCGTCCCGAGGAAGACCCGGAACCTGAGTATCCCGCTGCACGTAGCAAACGTAAGAAAATAGAAAATGAAGAGCAGTTGACTGATTATGGAGCAGAATCGCAAAATGAATGATGCCGCTTTATTTATGTAGGTGAACAAACAGAGGAGTGGTTAGTGTGTTGCTCAGGAATCGACAAGACAGCCTCTCCCTGCTCAAAGGGAGCAATGACCTCGTGGTCGCAGGCTATGCAAGTGTCGAACTGGTTGACAAGCAGGGGGATTTGATTACTCGTTCGGCCTTGAAAGACGCTTTCAAGAAGTTCATGGCCGACCCGAAGTATCGAAATGTGCAATTGGCTCATTCGAACATTCAGGTAGGAGAAGTCATTCCACAGTACACAGACAGTGAAGGGAGGTTTTGGAAGAGCGAAGTTGATGACGCCGGAATGTTCGTCGTAGTTCAACTCAGAAATGACATCGAAAAGGCACGTGAAGTGGCATCCGAAGTCAGGAAGGGGAACTTAGCGGGATTCAGCATTGGAGGTCAAGCATTCAAAAGAGTACGAAAGCACGACAACTCCCACGGCAACTACCAAGAAATCAGCAAACTCGAACTGCACGAAATCACCATCTGTGAAAAAGGAATAAACCCTGAAGCAACATTCAAAATCCTAAAAGAAGACACCAACAAAACGGAGATGAAAAAAATGACTGACGACGTTATGGAACAAATGAACAGCGTACTTGAACGACTGGAAGGCCGACTTGACTCAATGGAGAAAGGTGAAGAAATGCCCCCTCAGTTCAAGAAAAAGAAGGCAGAGGAAAAGAAGAAAGACGACATGGACAAGGGCATGGACAAAGGCATGCACGCCATGGACAAGAACAAAGAAGGCAAAGAGGCCATGTACGCCATGGACAAGGACAAGGACGAAGACGACAAGAAGAAGTCTGACTTTTCCGACATCATCACTGCTGAATACCTCGACTGGATGGAAAACACTCTCAAATCCGCAGGTGTCAACACCGATGAGGCTCGTGCACACTTTGACGGAATCGCCAAGGCCAACCTTGGCTCCACTCCTGAAGAATTGTCTGACTACGACACTCGCTTCGGCGGACAAGTCAAAGGCCGTGTTCAAGAAGGCGGCTCACCATCCACCAACGCTCTTTCCCGTGCAGGTTTGACCAGTGGCGGCGGAGAAGTCAGCAAGTCTGACTTTGTTACATCCGTTGACCCTGCTTCTGTGGAACACGCATACGAGGTCTTCAAGGCTGCAAAGCAAGAAGAAGAACTTCGCAAGGCCATGGAAAACAACTTCGAATCTCGCTACGCTCAAGAAAGTGCTGCTGAACTGTCAAAGGCTCAGGCTCAGAACTTCGATGCTCGTGGCCCTCTCGATGAAATCATAAAGTCCCTCGGTGCACTCAACGAGCGCATCGACAACATCAGCAGTGGTGAAGCCCAAGTCGGCACCACCATCGCAAAGTCCGCCCCCACCGTTGAGGTTCCGTCTACTCAGGACCTCGCCAACATGACGTGGGATGAGGTACACC